GACCCAGGCGAATAAATACCTGTATCAGTATCAGAGCCTGAATAAATCCCTGGAGCGGCTGCCGTCCCAGCAGGGAAGCTTACTTTTCCATTTGCACTAATCAGACCAGTAGCAGCAACAGTTGAATCAAACGTTGCCGCAGCAGTAACGTCCAACGTTCCAGGTACATCAACGTTGCTTGTAAACTCAACGTCTGATCCATTCGCCGCAGTCTGCAGCAGTTGACGCGCAGTGCCATTTGCAAGCTTGCTCACCGCAATCTCTGCACTAGCGTTGATGTCAGCATTGACGATCGTGCCGTCAGTGATCATCGTGCTAGTCACACTGCCGGTATCGCCAGTCGTGACAACAGTTCCAGTTGTGTCTGGGAACGTAATTGTGCGATCAGCTGTTGGATTAGTGACCGTCAGTGTCGTCTCATAATCGTCAGCTGCTGAACCCTCAAAAACAATGACAATGCCAGCGCCAAGCTCAAGGTTGCCGCTCATTGTGCCGCCAGCCTTGGCAAGCTTTTCAGTGTCAACTTCCTGAAGTGCTGCTTGCACATCCGTTGCAGCAATCGTGCCGCTAGCAATAAACGAGATGTTCGATGCAGTCTGACCGGCGATTGCGTTTGAAACGTCAATCAATCGGTACTCAGTACCGACTCCGTTTGACAGCAGCATGTCAGGCGGAGCCAAGGCAACTGAAGGCGCTGCACCTGATCCCGTTCCACTGGTGTCAACAACAACGTAGTGATTGAGGTTTGCTCCAACCGGCGCAGGCAACGCGGATCCTGCGGTAAAACCAGCAGACGAGCCAGCAGTCGTAACGCTACTGACCAAATTGGTGTTGGCGTTATACGTTCCAGCATTCACAAGGTTGCCCGACAACACTGTGATTGGAACGAAAGAACTGCCTGAATAGAAGTACAGATCAAGGCTGGTTTCGTCCCAAAACAGCTGGCCTTTAAAGTCACCAGTTGGGAAAATCGTGACGTTATCGCTGCCAAGCGCACCGCCAAACTTCATCGTTGACGAATCCGCCAACTTATCCGCTGTAACCGAATCATTGGCAATTAAGCTTGTGCCAATCGTTCCAGATGTCAGCTTTGCCGCTGAATGATCAGGAATATCAGCAGCAGCAAGCGTCGTTGCAGTTGTGACTAAACCTTTTGAAGTGACAGTGACTTTTGTGTAAGTGCCTGGAGTGATCGCGTTATCTACGCTTAACTCTCCACCCGCGCCAACAGCTAAACCATCGCCAACACTGACGGCACCAACTGCTGTCGCTGTTGCTAATGGGAGATCTGAGGCAATAATTGTTCTGCCGCCAGTTATCAACCCGTTTGCGTCGTAGGTGACAACATGATTGGTTGAACTTGCGGTAACGGTGTTGTTTACTTCAATCGTGTCACCATCCATGGTGAGACCATTGCCATTGACAATCACACCGCCTTTTGCAGTAGTGGTTGCAGTCGGAAGATCAGTACCAACAAGCGTGCGATAACCAACCGCTCCAGCAGATCCTGTTGGCCCTGCTAAGAATTGAGCAGCAGAAGTTGTGTTATCAAGCGTTGCTGAAATTGTGACTGCAGTTCCGCTAGTCGAAACGACAATGTTGATTTCGCCTGTAGTGCTGCCGTTTATATTCCCGATAGAACCAGGAGCGGCAATACCTCGCCACGCTGACCCGTCCCACAAATAAACGTTGTTGTCGTCAGTATCAAGCGCTAACTGACCAGTAAACGCGCCTGCTGCTGGCAAAGTCGTGACAAGGTCAACCGTTGACTCATTCGCAAGCTTTGCTGCTGTTATTGCGTCATCCGCAACCTTTGCAGTCGTTACAGCCGAATCAGCAAGTGCAGCTGTTGCAATGTCGCCAGCGCCAAAAAGAATCTTGGCCCCAGGAATCGAATCGTCACTGATAACGGTGACGCCATTTGCAATCAGGTCTGAAACCGTGATTTTCTTGGTTTCACTGGCCGAATCATCAACAATCGCAAGCTCATCAGCAGCGACTAGGTTGGCTCCCGCAAGTGCGCTGAGTTCACTAATTTTCAGATCAGCCATTTGCGGCGAGCCTCCGGATTAAGTGTCGGAACTTTCTACCAACAGCTTAGCCGCACCGTCTTGGTCTAAACGAAGGTCATCACTATCCTCTTGAACAAGAGCCACAGTCGGCGTCAAGACCGTCTTGAGGTCAATTGCACCTGTTGTAATAAAATTGGCTGTAATTTCAACCGCTTCAGTTGGCGTAAACTGCAAGGCGCAAGCCGTCAGCACTCCTTCAAATTCATACCAAATTTCATCATTACCTAGCCTTGACTGCCCTGATGCTGTCTTCAAATAAAACCTTGCTCTAAAATGACTGCCGACCTTGGTTCTTAGCAGTAAATGAAGCAAGTATTGAGGCAGTTCGTCTACAACGTTTCCAGTGTATTCCCAGAAACAAGACATGCTGCCAGAGCCTGACATTAACGTGCTTAATTGACTGCGAAACTCTTCAGAAAGCGTCGTCGTGTCAACAGTTTCGCGCTGTGTATTTAACTCAAAATTGCTAACCTGAGCAAGCGTCTTGAAGTCAGAATTTTGGACTTCAACTCTTATCGGAATGTTTGACCCTGGAACGGCAAGAGCAATTGCGTCAGCCGTCGTTCCATTAATGGCATCAGCGAAGCTGTTGTAGAGCCTGATCCCGCCAATGCCGTCAACATTGATAAACCTTTTTGTGCTCGTCTTGCTATAACCACTGATGAAAGACAGAGCTGTACCATCTGTGCTTGTGATTTCAATTTGATCACCAGTCGTTAGCTGACCTTTTTGAAAATCAAAACTCAAACGCTTCCGACTGACACTGACATCACTCGTGTTGACGATCGACGTTAAGTCTGTTCCGTCAAACTGACGCAACAGCTCAATCCTGCCAGAAGTACCTAAGTAGATGCTCATGAAATCGTCGCGGTTGACAACGCTCCAGTGCCTTGAAAACTAATGTCAGCTCGTGCAATGTCGCCAGTAGCGGCGCCAATACTTGCGCTCGTAATGTAAGCAGTTACCTTGATGTCATTGTTATCCGCTCCATCAACCCAACGAAACGTTAGCTCTACAGTGTCAGTGCTGCTAACGCCGGTCGTTCCAGTCTTGTAAAGGCTGCGCAATAGGTTGGTTGTATTAATGCTGCCGTTATTATCTTTGTAATACAGCAAGCTTGCTGTGCCGCTGTAGCCAGTAACGCCAGGGGTGTAGCTGCGCAGGCTGTCACCAAGTGTTGTAGTTTCTAGCGTCTCCAGATTTGACTGGACGCTAAAGCTGGCAACCTTAGCGACGGTTGATCCAGACACCTGCATCACGCCATCTCTGCCGGTGTAGACCTTTGCCATCAGAGAACACCAATTAAATTCACTGTAACAGTGCTAATCCCAGGCCGCACCGAAACTTGCTGAGGCGGTTTTTCGTATCTGTAATCGTTGCCATGGGTCTGCGCTCCTAGTGCATCCTTGTTGCCCGTCCAGCCATTGCGAGCAAGAGTCGAAAGCGTGAACGTTTTAAATGTGCCTTGCACCTCGTCAAAGTGATCTAAAAATTGCTCTGCCTCTGCGTCTGTGATGTTTGCATAGCTAAGCGATAGCTTCATGTTGGTGCGTTTGTCGCCATACAGGATGCGAACTTCAGCGCCGTTTTGAGACTTGAAGGTCTTGACGGGATAATCGCCAGACTCAAACGAACGACTTGTGGGAGTCAGATTAGGGAAAGCCATTAGGTAACGTTGAAACTACCGTTCAGGAACTCATCCACAAGTCTACTTTGATCAGCGCTATCGCAAGCATGTTCAGAAGCGACAATGTCAACCGTTCCCTCCTGTGAAAACGTCAACTGCTCAACAACGTAAATATCTGAAGAGACTGTCTTGTTGGAAACAGTAAAAACAGAATTGAAAAAAGTGCTGTCGCTAACCTTGTTATTGCTGACTTGCATTGTTGTTGTCTGCACGTCATCGTTTAACGATGCAGAATAATAATCAACGTTGTAAACACCGTCAGGCAGATCGCGTGCGCTGGTAATTCCACCGCTACTGTCGACTGTTCCGTTGTTTGCGCTGTTGTAAGGACTCGACTCTGTGACGACTTTAATATACGAACCAACACCAATACTTAAACCGTCAACCGTGGTTGAAAAGCTAATTGTGTGCGAGACAAACCGACGCAAAATAAGGAAGTATTTTGCAACCTTGATTGCGTGCTCTTCTGACGTGCAAAACTGTGTCAAATCAAAAGTCTCTTGAGGCAAAGCCG